ACCATCATCTGCTCGATCTGACCGCCCTGCTGGCCTTCTGCGGCGGCTTGTTCGGCCTGTGCGGCTCTCTGCTGGGCCACCTCTTCCCCGACGGCGTCCGTGCCAGCGGCGACGCCGCCTTGGCGGGCCGTGTTGGCCTGTTTGGCAGAGTCGATGAGGCTCTTGACCTGATCGGCGAGGTTCGGGCCTTGCGGGGCCACGCCCGTGCGACCGACTTGCTTGTTCTGCTCCTGCTGGACGGACATCTGCAAGTTCTGGACATACTGCTGGAACAGTTGCTGGAAGATCTGGTCGCCCTGAAGGGCCTGTTGGGCCTTCGGGTTCTGCTGTAGGATCTGCTGGGCCAACTGCAACTTGGTGGGAGCGGTAGGATCGTTCTCGACCAACTGCGGGGCATTGCCGAGCAACATAAGGCCGATATCGGTCTGAACATCCCTGAACATCTTCTGGGACGCCTGTTCATTCGCAACGATGAGTTCCTTTGCCGCGTCGGGAGAGATCGTCTCCATAATCATATTCACCAACTTGGATCTGTCCACGGTTCCAGACTGGTCGAGCGGGATCACGAACTTCGTGATAGCGTCCAACTTCTCCATAACGAGGTTCGTATCGACCTCACGGACATCGAACTTCACGATGAAGTCAAAGCCGCCGTGGATGTCGGTGGCACGGGCAGGAAGATCGACTCCGCAGATCTTAATCTTTTCCTCAGGCGTCAGGTACTGCAACGCCAGCGTGAAGACTTGCTGGTAGATCTCAGTCCAAGCCATAAGCCAGCCGTTCACCATAGTCTGCTGGAGCAACTGGGATCTGACATCTTCGACATACTTGGAGGTCAGGCCGTAGTAAGCCGCGTGTTGGGCCTCGACACGCTCGATCATCGAGAAAGCCATCTGGGGGTTGCCAGCGGGCGGCTCAAGGAAGGTGTAGTCATCCTTCGTCGTCACAGGCAACTGGACGGCTGGGCCGATTCTGTTGATGGCACCAATACGCTTGGCGACCTTGATCGGGGGAAGCGTCTCAATCGCGGTTCTGTCGCGGAGAGAGTCGTGCTGGGCCTTGACCTCGTCCTGATCCGTTCTGCTGACCTCAGGAATGCCGCGAGACTCCATAATGGGTCTGCGTGTGACCTCTCTGGCGTATCCGACGAACGGGTATTCGCCGTGATAGTAGTCGAGGATTTCGTGCTTGGCCCAGATCTGATCTCCTACCTGAGGCGAGAACACGGTGTAGTAGATGGCAGGGATGCCGTCCTTATTGACCTGTCTCGCGTACGCGTAGACGATCTCGATCATATTGCGACCACGCCAGACATTGGTCGTCAGCACATTGGTCACGGGCGTAAGGCTCGGATCGTTGTACATCGACGACTTGCCGAGCGTCTGGGCGGCGGCTTCGACGAATTTCTCGTCCCAGCCGTCGTTGACAGCCATAGAGCGGAGTTCGACTTCGGTGATGAATGTGCGACGGAAGATGACTCTGGCTCGCTGGAGATCGACGGTTTCCTGCGGGAAGGTGATCTCGTCGTACGGCTTCAAGGCCGTGACGCACGGGAGGTTCTTGAACACATAAGGCTCTTCGATCTCCGCGTGACCCTTTTCTCTAAGATCAACCACCATCTTTCTGCACTCGGCAAGGGTAGCCCCGTTCATCAGGGTCATCATCTGAGAAGCCAGAAACTCATCGTTGGAGCCGCTGGCGATCATCTCAGGAAGGTTGGCGAGTACGGAGTCAGGCTGTTCCTGCTTGTACATCTCTGAGATCGAAGTGATGTCTTCCATCGTCACCTTCTGGCGACGGATCGAAGTCTGCTGATCCCAAGTGATGTGGAAGACAGTCCAGCCGTAGGTAAGTGCGTACTGGGAAGCAAGGTATGCCTCCGAGTACATCTCTCTGCTGGCTCTGTTCTCAAGGATCCAACGCATCAGCGTGGACGAAGCCGAAGCCACGCCGCCGTCGTTGAAAGTGACGCCGCTGACCCTGAGCGTAGAACGCTGGAACGCGGTAATCATCAACGCCGCCAGATCGTTGATCGTGCGATCGACGAGCCTGACGCGGACATCGGAAGCACCCTCCCACGGCATCGCGGGGTTACCGTCCTGCCTGAGGTCGCTGTGCTTTTTGCCGTCGTCGGATTGACCGTGCCAACGGCAGTAGCGGATGTCGTCCAGTGCGGCAAGCCGCTCCAGCGACGATCCGTTGTAAAGGGAGTCGTTGTACTCCTTGAGGAGGTTGCCGATATCAGGCGTCTTTGACGCCGCCGCTGTCGCGTCCCGCGTCGGCGTGTTCCAGTTCTTTTGAGGTAGCATTGATGTGTTTTAGGATTTCGTCCCTGTGAAAGCGGTTTTGGCCTCCAAGGGTCTTGTAGGTGGAAAGTTTTCCTTCGCGGCGAAGCCTATCGAAGTATCGAGGGGACAGACCAGTCATTTCGGACGCGGCCTTTCTGGAGAGGAGGGGAGGGTAGTTCATTAGTATGAGAAAGGTCTGCTGGCCTGATAGGTCTTGTTGTCTTCAAATTCTGGATCCATCACCGCAAGGTATCTGAGGCAATCAATAGGATCCTTGCTCGCACCCTTCTGCCCGTCCTGACCAGTCCACTCCTTCAGGCAATAGATGAGGTTCTGGCAGTCTTCAGAAACAAACAGTTTGGGCTGGTTCTGAGAACTAATGGGCTGGCTCATATCGTACGACAGCCAGTTGTTGATCATTCCGACTCCCTCTTCGATCGCGATGCCAGCGGCTGGCGTCAGGAACATCGGGTAGTCTCCCTGCTGGAAAAGTTCGATGATGGAGGTGCCGCCGTCGCGACCAGCGGCCTGTGTGGATCCAGCACGGGGGTCAACATACCGCTCGGTGAGAGTCTCGTTGCCCTCTAGGTGACGCATCAGTTCCCTGTACTCGTCAAGCCCTCTGCCAGCGTTCGTGGTCTGGGCAGAGCCGACCTTGCCGTCTGGCTTCTCGGACGGGAGTGCCCATTCGCCGACGGAAGCGTCAGGCCATTCGCGGTAGATGTACCTATTGCCGTTCTCATCCACCCGCATCCAGAGCATAAACCAGTTTCTGGCCCCAGCAGGGTCGCAGGACATATAGTTCGATCCTGCGGCAGGGATCTTGTTCGCGGGGATGATGTTGGCGTCGCCGAATCGCGGGAACTGGGTGCCCTGAAGGGATTCTGCCCACCCGTACGCACGGATCTTGATCTCGTACGAGGAACGGCCCTTCAGGCCCTTAGCGAGGTGGTCAAACGGGTTATACGGGTTGAACTCAGAGAAGAACCAGATCGCGAATGCTCCACGCCTGATGCACTTGGAGATGTAAGGCATCTCGCCGCTCTTGCACCCGATCACCGTGTTCATCCCCTCCATCAATTTGGCTGGCTTAGACTCCTGAATGCGAGATCCAGCGATGTAGTCCTTTACCACTGGGGTATAGCCTGAGATCGGCGTAAAGGTTACGATCAACTTGCCCCGTCGGGTGATATTACGGAACCTGAGCGTCTCTACCCAGTCCAGCGGCACCAGTTCGTCGCACCAGATCAGGTCAGTTTCGCCGCCCTCGATCACCGTTCGATCTTGGGCATAATTCATAAAGAAACACTGCGAACCGTTCGGAAGGACAAACGAGTTCTCGGAAAAACCGTTCTTCTGCGTGTAGGCGATGTTGGTGACCTTGGTCTTCTTCGCTAGTTTCAACTCCGAAGGGAGGTACTTCCAGACGACGCTCTGTTGCATCTGGATCGAGGACTGATTGGTCGTGTGTAGGCACCATACGCGGGCGTTCGGCTTGTTGATCAGAGTATATACCACCCGCTTGGCGGCGTACTCGGTCTTTCCTGCTCGGTTGCCCCCTGAGATGAGCAACTCATCCCCTCCGTCGAGGAGACGGTCAGCATCACGCCAGTACCACGGCTCAAAGCCGTGGCGGTACGGGTCGGACTTCTCGGCCTCAATCTTATCTTCCCGAATCTGGAGGATCTCAAGGGTCTTGGCTTCGCCGACTTTATCGACGAGGGCTTTGATCTCCTCCTCACTGGGGGCGTGTAAGACTGGGTGCGGCGTCAGTTTCATCTATTCCCTCTCGCCCTGTACCGACGAGAGTAGTCACGGTGGTACTTGCGATTTGAGGGAAGAGACGGGGACGACGCCAGTGTTGTCCCCTTCCGACGAAGTTGGCCCTTAACAGCAGAAGCGTAGTACGAGGTACCTTTAGCGTACCTACGCGTAGCACCGCGACTGCTGTTGGACGCCTCCTTCACTTAATGTCGTCGGGCTTCTTGAACTCGTCAGACCACTTGGTCATATAGTTCTTGTACTTCTCGCTGGTGGCGTCAGCGGTGCTGAGAGCCTTGTCGATCTTGGATCGATTGTTGCGAGCGACAAAAACCATCGTGACGGCACCGACGAGAACGCCGATGAGGAACCAGATGATCGCGGTTAGCATCGCTTGCCGCCTTTCTTCATTTTCTTTTTAGCCATAGGTGTGGGAAGTGTCATAAAGATCCCGTTAGGATCAGGAAAGTCAAGTTGCTATGTTCGGCACGACAAAGCCGTTGGTCACGGGCGTGGTCTTCTTGGCCCTGCCCTTGGCCCTGAGGCCGACGACGACGCCCTCTGGATCGAGGAACCGCAGATCGTGGATGTCCCCGTCTATCACGCGGTAGCCATTCCAAGTCTTCGGGAGCGGCTCGCCCTTCTTGACCGCGAAGACCACGGTCACATTGAAGCCCTGCTGGAGGTGACGCTTGGACACCTCAAGGCGGTTCAGGCCCCCGTGGCTGTAGGTGATGTGGTAGTGCTTGTCGTCGTTCTGGAGGCAACGGTCAGGCCACTTACTGTAGTCGTAGAAACGGACAGGCTTCTTCCCGATCCTGTGCATCAGGTTGAACCAGCGGATGTATTTGCTGTGGTCGATGTCGGAAGTGCCGTTCAGCCGTATGGCTGGCACCAGCCCTAGGCGGTTCGCCTTGCGGATCAGGGCGTCGATCTCGTCGGTCGCCTGACGGTAGAACTCCTCAGGATCCGTACTCCAGAGGCGGGTGCGTCCGATGCGAGCCTCCTGCACCGCCGTCATCTGCCCTCTGCCACTGGTGTAAAGGCAGTCCTTCTTGCATTCACTTGTCGCATACTTGCACACATTGATCCCGTCGCCCGCCTGTTGCTCAGGAGCCAAGTAGATGATGCCAGCAAGGTAGCCCTCGGCTACGCCGTTCATCAATCGCTCCACGCTCGTCGTGATCAGGCCCATCAGAACTTCCCTCTGAATCGCGGGTTGCGGAGCGGAATCAGGAATCGGCTCATACCGCCTTCCGTGCGGACTTGCACCTTCATCCCCTTGACCCACTTGGATCCATCCTTTACCCGCATAAGCCGCTTCTCCCCGTTGAACAGGACTTCGGCGATTCTGGGATTGCGAGGGAAGATGCTTAACACGGAACACTCTGCCACCTCGGTCGCGTTAGCGACCGACAAATTTTTTTTCTCAGCCTCCACCTCTTGGATCGGGACTCCCCAGTGCTTGGCAAGCACCTCCATCCCCAGTTGAGTGATCCAGACGGCCTGTTTCGTGGCGGGCAGACTGGACTCCTCGCGGTACCAGTGGGTCTGGAAGATCAGCATCTGCTTCCTCAGGTCGCTCAGGGCCTTCCGCGTCAAACCCATAGCCTTTGCCAGTTCACTTTCACGCGTAGGGGTGGCTAAAAGCGGCTTTAGGGGGACTTCGTCAGACATATAAGCAGATTTTCTGTTTATCTTGTACCACCTCGTCCAGCCTTTTGTCATAATTTTCCGTCTGAGTGAATGCGATGCGTAATTCTATGACACAAAAATTCCGACCCCCTCCCCCCCTATGACACTTATGACACTCAGATCCGTATGACACAGGCTATGACACGGCTGGCCTATGACACATATGACAGGGGCCAGTATGACAGGCATATGACACAGGTGCCAGTAACCGCTATGACAAGGTATGACACAGTAACTGCTTTGCTGGCTGTGAGGCTCTAGGAGGGCCGATCAGGGCTGGGCAGGGCACTGAGCCGTGCTTGCTATGACAGTGGCCTTGTAGGGGCCTTGGCGGCGTTCTTTTAGGCCATTGCCACTGTGGTCTGGGGCATCCGAAGGATGGGTGACCGATCAGGGTACAGGCTGGGCTTGGCCTAGGGTGATCTGGCCTACGCGGGCGGGCGTCGATCCTAGGGGGCTGGCTTGCCCTGTGGGCTGGGGATACAGGCTGGGGAATGGGATGGGGGC